GAAATCGAGGAGCTCGAAGCCGCATTTGACGCGCACCAGGCCGCAGTTGAACGCGAAGATCAATATTTGGTCTCTGTTGATTCTCGCTATATTCAGACTCTCGAGAATGAGAATATGATGCTCAGAAACAGCATTGCTCTGCTAGAGACGCGTATTACGGGTGGATATTGCTAAACGCAGTTAAAAAAATAAAAAACAAAAAATAAAAACAAAATAAAAGCAAACAGGAAAAAAATAAAAAACAAAATAAAAATACAAATCATATTCATTTTATATTTAACTTAATTAAACAACGAAAAAAGTGAGGTTCCCCTTGGAGCTTCTAACTTTTTACCTTTTTTATATTTGCGTTATTACTTCGTTTTGTGCTTCAATATACTTTGACATAAATTGTTGCTCGCCGTATTTTGCGATATATTGCATGACTCTCATTATACACCCAAAAGAAGACCCAGAATGTCCATCGTATCCCAGTTCAACCATTTTCGAGGCTATCATATGAACTCTCGTGTCTGTTGACAACATGAATGAACCCACATCATAATTTTTTACAAAGTCCCACATTTCCGTCACATTAATTGCCTGCCACGCATTAGCATATACTTCTCTATCATAATACGGAATATAGTCAAAATTTCCCTCGATAAAATTATTCATCGTCTTCTCAGTATAAATCTCATTAAATACATTCGCATTTTCCGGTTCAGGGGGAATAGGAAGATTATCGCGGTCTTCTACCACCATATTATTATTATTGTCGTTGATATTATCCATCGCAGTATTGAGGTATGCTTTATTTAATTTTAGCCTTTTTCATTTCATTTTTTTTAATTATATACGTCTATAATATATAATATTTAAATGCCCAAGACAAAGAGAAAGTTTATAATTGAATCGTCGTCTTCGTCATCTAAAGAGAGAAAAAAAACTAAATCAGGCGAGTCGCGACGAAAGAACCGAATTATAATAAAGTCAACCACGACTAGTTCGCCAAAAATACGAAGGAAAACCGTCAAAAAGCGCTTTATAATCGAGTCAACTACGACATCGCCGAATATAAAAGAGCCGTTGGTAAATAAAACAGTAGGCAACCAGAAAACAGATATAAAGGCATCTCCAGATAATAAAATAATGGCGACTCTACCAAGCGGACGTTTAAATGAAAAATTTATTGATCTTATGGAGCAATTATCCGCTATTATGTTGAAACAAGGCGAACCATTCCGCGCCCGAGCTTATCAAAAGGCGCAAGAATCTATCATGTCATTTCAAGATGATATTTTAAGCCCAGATCAATTAAAGGGATTACCTGGTATTGGATCAACTATTATGGAGAAATTGAATGAATATGTTACAACAGGAACACTGAAAGTGCTTGAAAGAGAGAAAAATAACCCGGCTAATATCTTGGCGGATATATATGGAATCGGACCTAAGAAGGCAAAGGAACTTGTTGAAAAGGGAATCGTGTCTATTGCTCAACTCCGCGACAACCAACAAATGCTCAATGATATTCAAAAGGTCGGTCTGCGATATTATGAAGATATTTTAAAGCGAATTCCACGCTCTGAAATTGAACAATATGAAACCATCTTCGTCAACGATTTTAAAAAGGTTGCTACACCTACATCGAGATTTGAAATTGTAGGTTCTTATCGTCGTGGTGCTCAGAATTCGGGGGATATTGATGTCATTATTACGTCAGAGTCACCCCAGGTTTTCATTAATTTTATTAATGAATTGATCAAGGAAAAGATTATATTAGAGGTTCTATCTAGGGGTAATACCAAGTGTCTAGTAATCGCAAAAATTCCTAGCTCTGATTCTGCTCGCAGAGTTGATTTCCTTTATTCGTCTCCAGAAGAATATCCTTTTTCAGTTCTTTATTTTACGGGGAGTAAAATCTTTAATACAGTTATGCGTCATCAGGCTCTTCAAATGGGGCTCACGATGAATGAACACGGTCTGTATAAGATGGAAGGTAAAAAGAAGGGAGAGAAAGTGGATCACGTTTTTAAGGATGAAAAGGATATTTTCGATTATTTGAATATGGTATATAAGACTCCCGTTGAACGCATTGATGGGCGTGCTGCGATTATCAAGGGCGCTCAAACAATAAAGGCGGCGAATGAAAAGCCTTTATTAACAGAAAAAATGATCGCCGAGAAACCTGTGGCAACAGAGAAAAAGGCAAAAACATTGAAGAAAAAGATTACAAAAGAAGATAAACCTATAAAAAAGCCATTGATAATTGAAAGTGACAGTGAGGACGAACCTGAAAATATTGTTATCCATGAACCAACGAGAGAATTAATTGAAACCTTCAAGACGGGCGGTATCGGTTTCCTACAGTCATTAAATGAGAACCAATTGACTTCCATGTTAAATCTCGCCAATGTCCTCTATCGTAATTCACAGCCAATTATGACTGATAATCAGTTCGATATACTCCAAGACTTTATAACTGACAAATACCCTGCTAACAAAGATGCCCGCCAAATTGGAGCACCCGTCGAGCGAAATAAAGCGACCCTCCCGTATTTTATGGGGTCAATGGATAAAATTAAACCCGACACTGCTGCGCTAACGAATTGGTGCGCAAAATATAAAGGACCTTACGTTTTATCGTGTAAGCTCGATGGTGTTAGTGGCCTTTATACTACAGAGGGCGCGGCGCCCAAATTATATACCAGAGGCGACGGAAAGGTTGGACAAGATATTAGCCACCTTATTCCGCACTTGCGCCTACCAAAAACAAAGGGTATTGTTATTCGCGGCGAATTTATTATTCCAAAACAAATATTCGAGACAAAGTATAAAGCGACGTTTGCCAATCCTAGAAATATGGTTTCAGGAATTGTCAATCATAAAACTATTACAGCATCTGTAACGGACCTTCATTTTGTCGCATATGAAGTTATAAAACCTGATAGAAAACCGTCGGAGCAGTTTGCTTTTCTCTCTACCTTGGATGTAGAGGTTGTTTTACATAAATTCGAGACTACTCTAACTAATGATTTGTTATCCCAAACTCTCGTCGATTGGAGGCAAAATTATTCGTATGAAATCGACGGGGTTATTGTGGTAGATGATGCGAAATATGACAGAAAAATTGGTAACCCAGATTATGCGTTTGCGTTTAAGATGGTCCTTTCTGATCAAATCGCCGAAGCTAAAGTTGTTGATGTGATTTGGACACCAAGTAAAGACGGATATTTAAAACCACGTGTTCAGATTGAGCCTATAAATCTCGGGGGCGTCAAGATTGAATATGCTACTGGATTTAACGGTGCGTTTATTCACGATAATAAGGTTGGAATTGGCTCCATAATTGAGCTCATTCGTAGTGGCGACGTTATTCCCCATATTCGCAAGGTGACTGTTCAGGCGGAACAAGGGAAAATGCCTACTGTACCTTTTAAGTGGAACGATACTCATGTTGATATTATGCTTGAAAATATAGGATCTGATGAGACAGTTAGAGAGAAAAATATTGCGGGGTTCTTTAAAGGTATTCAAGTTGACGGTTTGGGCGCAGGAAATATTGCTCGTATTATTCAGGCCGGTTATGATACTGTCCCTAAAATTATTAAGATGACGGAAGCAGATCTACTCGGTGTCGAAGGATTTCAAAAGAAAACAGCAGCGAAGTTATATAATGGAATTAAGGAGAAAATCGCAGCTGCGCCACTAATTACCATCATGTCCGCATCCAACGTATTTGGTCGAGGATTTAGTGAAAAGAAGACTGAACTTATTATGGAAGCACATCCGGATATATTAATTTCAGAAGATACCAACTCACAAAAGGTAGCAAAGATTGCTGCGATTAAGGGAATGGCGACAAAGTCCGCCGAAGCATTTGTAGAGAGAATTCCACACTTTATAGAATTCATTGTTGCGGCGGGAATTGACGGCAAATTAGCTGTGTCACATACGAAAAAAACTGTCGACGAATCACACCCATTATTTGGAAAGTCAATTGTAATGACCGGATTTAGAGATTCCGATCTTCAGGAAAAATTGAAAAGTGTAGGGGCGAAACTCGGGTCCTCTGTCAGTAAAAACACCTTCGCGGTTCTAGTTAAAGATATTGACGAAGATACCGGTAAGGCGGGCGACGCAAGGAAACTAGGAATCCCACTTATGACCCCAGAAGGTTTTACAGCGAAATATCTCCTCTAGTGTAATGAAAGAACATGTATAGTATATATTTCAAAACATAATAAAAACTTTCTTCTATGTTTAAGTATATAGGATGTTGTATAAGGCTTTGTTCGTATTTTTGTCATTTGTTTCTGTATGTTCCGCTGGTGGACAGGGACTCAGAGGTGCTATCGAGACAACCTTCTTGGATGAAGGTGCTGAGTGGAAACAGTTTACTAATTTCCAAGAGAAGTTTGTGCGCAAATATGAAACGCTTCACGAGTTAGAGGAGCGCTTCCAAGTATTCCGCTCCAATCTTCGTAACATTATTTCTCACAACTTGGATCACACACAAAACTTCACAATGGGAGTCAATCAATTTACCGATTTGACCCCCGATGAATTTAAGGCGCAAATTTCGGGTGGTTTAAAGGTCAAGGTGGGATCTTTTGGATGCAAATCATTTTCTTCCAGCGCATCTGGAGCACCCGCTGAAATGGATTGGCGCTCAAAGGGTGCTGTGACCTCGGTGAAGAACCAGGGTCAGTGTGGTTCGTGCTGGACTTTTTCCTCCACTGGTGCCATTGAGGGAGCTTGGGCCATTTCTACCGGACAGCTTATCGATTTGGCTGAGCAAGAGTTGGTTGATTGCGCCGGTGCCAAGTATGGTAGTATGGGATGCAATGGTGGCCAAATGGAGGGCGCGTTTAAGTATGTAATTGAGCACGGTCAATGCGCTCTTTCTGCTTATCCCTATACTGCCACAGATGGCACATGTGAAAAGTGCACGGCGGTTGCCCATTTGGCATCTTGCTCTGACGTTAAGCCCAATGATCAAATTTCATTGAAGGGAGCCGTTTCACAGCAACCAGTTTCTATTGCCATTGAGGCCGATACCAAGTATTTCCAATCATACTCTGGAGGTATTCTTACCTCTTCTAGCTGTGGAACAAATTTGGATCACGGTGTGTTGATTGTTGGTTACGGAAAGGAGAACGGAATCGAATACTGGTTGGTCAAGAATAGCTGGGGAACTAGCTGGGGAGACAAGGGATACGTCAAGATTGCGCGTTCCGATTCTACTGATGACGCCGGTATCTGCGGTATCGCAATGGACCCCTCTTTCCCTACGGTTTAAGCATTTGTAAAAATGACGATTTTATAAAATAAATAATATAAACATAATAGTTTATACTATTTATTAAGAATGAATAGAGTGGAACAGATGAAACTAATTCAAAATGAAGCATTAGAATTATTTACCAAAAAAAATATAGACTATGGTGATGCGTTTGCAAAATATGGAGTTATCGGTGTTTTAATGCGAATAGAAGATAAACTACAACGATCCATGTCTATAACAAAAAATGGAGTAAATTTAATAAATGATGAGGGTATTCGCGACACGCTAATAGATTTACATAACTACGCAGCAATGGCGCTAATGTTGATAGACGAATAATAGAATGTGTAAAATATCAAAAGGTGTAAAAAAATTGAATCAAAATTATAGATAAATATCTCATTTAATTTATCTATAACTAGAATGGACCGAGAGCCAAAAACACGCCAAGAGTTGAAGGGGAAAAAAGGGAAGGAAGGGAAAGATGTGTATAACCAGAAATCGGTTCGGCTTCGAGAGGAAATGATGGAAAAAAATAAAAATAAGAATAAAAATAGTACACAAAAATTGGCTACAAAATAAGCAAGTTATATTTTAATCTTCTAATTTATAAAGATGTTATAGTTAAAATTCAAATTCATATTCTATCATTGTTTTCATATCTGTCTTCATTTTATTATACATTGCGCTCTTCGTCTTTGACAATATACTATCTTGATCAAATTCAACACTCATTAATTTCACCAACGTTTTATCACACATTATCGCAAAAGAATCACTAGATTTTATTTCATTTGCCTTTTTTTGTCTCCAATCATAAAACGCCTTTATCGCCTTCATATGAACTCTATTCAAAAACTTTATCAATAATTCGCGCGATAATTCAACCCATACCTTTTCCGCATTATAAATATAAAATACATTGGGTTTTTGGACAAACGCAAATATCGGCTGTTCGCTCTCGTTAAAACTATAAATTGATCTCGAAAAGATTTCATTGAGCACAGCAATAAATGGATTCTCAATAATTAAATTCGCATCATTTTCATCAACCGTTATTTTATCGATAACATCATTAAACGTCATACTTGGAGTAATATTCGTATTTAACCACTCCAAAACGTTCACCTTCTTCTTCTTCTTAACCACCCACTTATTTATCTCCTCCAGTTTTTCTTCTAATTTTGAATATTTATCACCTAATTCAATTAACATCTGAAATAACCTTTGCTGAGATGGTACATTTGGCTCTTCCTCTTCCACTGGTTTCGCACGCTTACTTCTCTGCAATAATTCACATATAATCATATGCTTATTTAAAGTAGGCCTTTTTACATAGCTCTTACCACAATGTACACAGCACATAGCAGGCTGTTTTATTCTGTTCGGAATCTCACTCGCGAGTTTGTTCATTGTTTTAGTGTTATGACATTTATTTATTTACCCATATTTAATATCAATTTTTAAATATATTATAATACACTTTATATATATAATGTCAATATGTTCAAAGACCGCAATAGTATTCAATGATCCGAACAAGATAATCGGTTTACAGCCTTACTATTATAGATGGCGGGTTTGTAATACGAATTTGACGGGAAATACACCCGCAGACCAATATCAAAAATTGAAGCTCATTCAAAACACAGTTCGTGTTTATAGTTCTCTCTATACTTCAAATTTAGGATCGTTATCAGCATATAAACAACCCACCGCTGCGACTTATAACGTGTGTTGGAATCAGATGAGCGATAGACCAGTCCCTAGTGTTCAACGAGCTTCCATCCCAACCGGCTTCAATAACAGCTTAAATGGCCGTCATTCATCCGTTACATCTAGTAAACCGGGTAGCCAAACTCCAGGGGGCGTCGGGTGTGATATTAAACACAATTCCTACGACAGATATCTTAACCGATTAAAGGGTAAGGGCCCACTAAAACGCGGCGTTATTCCTCCCACATTTGGAGCTCCCATACCATTCAATCCAGCCTTCCCTATTTACGGCGGAAAAACAGTAAAAACAAGTATTGTCAGCGGCTGCAACACTGTAGCGAAATGCACAATGAGTAACGCTGAACAAAACGAGGCAATATATAATAATCCGATTTGGCACCCCGACCCATTAGGAGATTGCACATTCCAAGAAGGAAATTATGTTTATGCGGTTCGACACGGCACAAGGTACTTCAGCAGAGCAGTTATTATTACTGTCAATGAAAATGGAACATATGAAATAAAATTCGACGATGGCGTACTCCAAGAAGCCACGCTGGCAGAACTGAAGACATACTTCCCGTGCGATTGTGATAGGCTTACGTTTAACACGAATGCTGTCATACTAAATGCTCTCGCAAGTGGACCCGATTGTATTTTTCCCTTAGATTCGCTTAAACCGGAGCACGTTTTGTAAACAATTTAGAAGTATTATAATCTAATAATCAAATTTTTATATTTACATTATTTATAATATGCCTGCTAAGATTTCCATGTTCATACCTAAGGGGGGATATACTCTCCCACAAATGCGCCCCTCGGCTAATTCACCAAATATTGCGGCCGCACCTAAATCAGCCGCTGCGCCCACCCCCTTAAATTCTGCCATGATTGGACGTATTAACAGCGTTAGACCTGGTTGCGGTTCGTGTGGCCGTCATTAAATATATTAAACCGTATATTTTTTACAATATTAATTTTATTCACTAATATTATAATGTTTACCCTCGCCACCTCTTATACTACTTCCTATCCATCAAATAGATTAAACAAGGCAACAAACTTTAAAACAATGTTTGATACAGTGCTCCTCCCATATAATCAAATGTATAATGGTTGCTCTAGCAACTTTTGTTATACTACAAGTAAAGGCACGTTTATTTACAAACCACACGCCGACGTCGGTATGGTCGGTAGAAGTGCGGCGGGTTATTTAGCTCAAAGAAAGCGTATGTAAATTTTTATTATTATTTTCTTTTAAAGCCCTTCAGTTGTTTCACCCTCGCTTAGTGGTGGCTTAGGTTTATACCAACGTTTTATTAGACTACGTGTAATACTTACAACAGCTTCTATTATTATTCCGGCTACAACGCCACTTACTACGCATATTACAAGTATAAGAGCAGTTGGTATCATGGTTTGTTTTGTTACATATTTATATTATTTTAAATATCTAATCATTTTTTTTAGTTTCACTACTTAACTCATTTGTAACTTTTATTTGTTTTTTGTGTAAATAAAAAATTGAAATGTTTTTGGAGCAATATTTATAATTATCATTATCAATTATTAAAATGTCAAATTTTGAAGAAGACGCGTCTTTCTACATAAATGAACAAATAAACGGAGTAGACGAATCCATACCAGAATTCAAATTCTATTATACAGATGGAGAGCTCTCTTGTTATTTGTTTAAAGGAATATTTTATACGGGAACTTGGCCTGAGTATTGGACAAAATTTCAGTATGAATCTGGTGTATTGTTCGGAACTGGACCGGCGCATTGCCGCGGATGTATCATCAACGGGTCGAAACGTGGTGTAATGGTAGGGCCTTGTGTAAAATGCGCTCCTCAATATGATTATGAACTCGGATCAGGATTCGAGCATTTTGGTAAAGAAGCTACAATCATTATCGACGGAAAACTTGTGCCTAGTGTAAATGACTTACATATGAAATATGTTGACCTTTCAACAATTGGGCGACCTACAGAACACGTTTTATTAGATGAATCATTAGAATTGGCGTGTAATGAACTACGTGACAAATTATTTAAAATTCATGGATCGACGGTGGATGAGCAAGAAGCCATTGAAGGGTTAATGCGATTTATAAAAAGTTTTAATAATCCTGAGGAAATTCGCAAGAAAATTGATAGCGCGCTTCTTATTCCCGATTCTAAGATGTATAATCAGAACTGGGCAGGGACAGATTGGGATTGGTTTACGGGCCAACTAAATAAAGATGAGTTGTATGCTTATTTATTCACTGAAGAAGAATGTGAGTCTATCCGAATATCACAAGAGAGGGTGCGGGAGTTGGTAGAGTTTGAACGTAGAGCAATTATATATGGAGGAAATAACTAAATATTGTATTCTATTTACCAGAAATAAAAACCTAAAAAAACCAAATAAAAATGAAAAAAATGAAATAAAACCAAATAAACAAATATTTTTTTTGTTTATTTTTAACCGTAACCTTTATTCGTTCAAACCTAAAATATCTTGGAGTTTGATAATAGTTGGGGATTCGTTGAAGAAATCACCCCATTTTGCGGTAGTCAATAATATTGTTCCGAAGAGAAATAGCAACAGTTTTGGTTCCCCCGCTATGTCGACACTCTTATTCATTGGTGGAAAAAACATGTAAATTAATAAAATTGCCATTGAAAAAACAAATACAAACTCGACCCTTGATTTCCAGTAATCGACTGTGCTGACTAAGAGAGAATTCGACGTCTTATAAATCTTTAAATATATCTGAGCTATTGCTAATATTATAAATGCAAATTTTATTACAAAAATAAGGGTTGTATACATTTTAAGATAATTCATCTTTTATAAGATATATATTAGTTCAATATTTTAAAGTATTTGCTTATTTTACATATTATGAGCGATTCGACTATTTTTAAGAATGGAAACTTCCAGCAAACACCTCTAAATGTTGCATACCAATTTCAGTCTTTTAGCAACTATATAAATAACAATGGGTTACAGACACACTTTTCTCCCAAGTGTGTTTTTTGCCTTTCTACGAATACGATTGCTTTACTATCTGAGGGCTCATTTAGAAAATGCAATGTGTGTAAAAAACAATTCAAGGCGAGGCTTGTTTAGTTTTACGACATTTTATATAAAATTATGTGAAGATATATAAAATGGCCTGCTCTATTTCGTGTATGATATCTGCTGTATTTATTATCGGGATGATTTATTTCTATAATAGAACTGATAAGAGTGAAATCGTAAAACGATATAAGGAAACAATGCCTGTCGAGTTACAAAAACGATATGAAAAGATTTCCAAAGAGAGAATGATGATCAGTTACTATGGTTATGGGTTGGGTCTGCTTTTTTCTCTCCTTATCATATTCTATAACGTGAAAATTAAGGCAACCAAAATGAATACATTCTCGTTGGTTTGCACAGTAATCGCGACTTGTTTCCTGACAAACTACTTCTACTATATTCTCTCCCCAAAATCAGATTGGATGTTAAATCACACTACAAATCAAGATCAAGTAAGGGCTTGGTTAGTAATGTATAGAGAGATGTCATATAATTATCACGCTGGGTTGGCGCTGGGTATTATTGCGGTTGGTATTTTCGCATTTGCGTTTCGATGCTAGCACTGCCGCTTTGGTCGCTTTCGCTTTGGTCGCTTTCGCTTTGGTCGCTTTCGCTTTAAAACCATTTTAACGGGTTATAACCATACACAACTTCTAACCCCAAATGAAGTAGTCCGTGTGATCCGATTGCGATTGATAATACGCAAAGAAAACTAGCTAATTCTATCGGAGGGATTTTAACAACTCGCTGATAATTTGTGATCATTAATATTATCACAAACATAAGAATCAGCTCTGTAATAACCGAGGATATTAAAGACGGTTTTAAAGACAACATTTATATTATACGCAGATGAAAATATTTAGCTAGTTTAATTTCTTCCATTTTTATATTTGTAAATATTGGGGGCTTGTTCCCTACCCGGTTTGCTCAATGAATACCTAATTAAAGCTTAAGGCGATTTTGGGGGTTATGTTATGATTAGTCTTGAGCAGGGTAATACCGGCAACTTGTCCGAGTGGTTAAGGAGGTAGACTTGAAATCTACTGCGATATTTCGCGCGCAGGTTCAAACCCTGCAGTTGTCGATTTTTGGGGCCGTAGCTCAAATGGTAGAGCGTGCGCTTAGCATGCGCAAGGCAGTGGGATCGATGCCCACCTGCTCCAATTTTACATTTTATATTCTGTAAAAATATATAAAATATAAAATAAATTCTAAGACCCATTATGTGGTCAATAAATATAATTACGAGCCTATAAACAACTTAAAGACTTGTCGTGTTATTTAGTTGTGAGGCGCGGGGGTGCCTCCTCTTTAAACCCGGTTAGCTCAGTCGGTAGAGCGCCAGCCTTTTACCTAATTGTTGAAAGTAAGCTGGTGGTCCAGGGTTCGAGCCCCTGATCGGGTGGTTGACCTGAATATGTCATTAAACTATTCAAAAATGCGCGAATGGCCGAGTGGTCTAAGGCGGTGGACTTAAGACCCACTATCAATGATGCGAGGGTTCGAACCCCTCTTCGCGCAATACAGCGATGAAACCGCTCTAAAAGTTTCATATTTTGCTCTTATAGTGTAGTGGTTATCACTTCAGACTTTGAATCTGAAAACTCGAGTTCAAATCTCGATAAGAGCTAAAAGTTGCTCGTATAGCTCAGTTGGTTAGAGCATCGGTCTTATGAGCCGAAGGTCTGCGGTTCGACCCCGCATTCGAGCAGTTTTTGTCTACATATTGCTCACATTGTATATATAAATATCGGCTTCTTACAGCAACTCCTTACATTATTTAATAGAAGCTCGCACACACGAAAAATAATAGTTAAAATGCCCTAATAGCTCAGTTGGTTAGAGCGCTCGGCTGTTAACCGATAGGTCCCAGGTTCAAATCCTGGTTGGGGCGCTTTTTGTAATATAAATATTATTCAAATACTTATATTAATCTTTTTTATAATTGGACTCTTTTTATAGTTTGAATCTTATCTTTGGAACTGTCTTATGCAATCCCAAATCTTCGCGGATTCCGCAATAGAAAACGTTCCTCTCTTATGCGCCAATGTCAGGAAATTCACCATCAAATTCAACGCCGTATTATCGTCTGTTACAACGACGTCAACCAATCTGTGGCCCTTTTGTAGTTCTGGTTGTTGTTCCGTTTGTTCGCCGAGAGTCATAACCTTGTCCGTGCTATTCGTATCCATTATTGTTTTACTATTGATTTTTATTTAAGTTTTTATTCCAACAAAATTACTTATATTACATTTAATCCATTAAATTCATTTAAAGCCTTGACTCTATAATTATATAGAATAGACAATGATGAATGATGTTACTATGCTCTCAGAAGATGAATACAGTATTAAAAAAGAGTTCGCGACCTTAGACCCATTATTTAAGCAGCACGGGTGGCACATTAGTAAGAATGAGGCGAACTATTTATCTTATACTACAAGCGGATACGAAACCGATGTATTTGAGATTAAGCTTGATGCCGCCAAAACTATTTGCGTAAGCATGCCCATTCGCAACAGTCCATTCCAATATAGAACATCATTTTATAATTGCTTTCTGGCAAGCGAATACATTGAATCACGATTTTTGGATTTTATCGACCAAAAAAAAATTGAATTAATCCCCGAACCTTAAGTGAAAGATATTCTTACACAAAAACGATGTCACAATCATCTAACTTTATTGGCGAGATGTTCGCGTCTCATACACTCGAATTTCAAGAGAATTTTATTGATAGCAATTTAATTCCCGGCACTATTGCTGATTCACATTTTGGAATACTTAATTTAAAGGCGATTCGTGCCGACCATAACAGCCTATCACACGAATTCGTATTTATGGTAGACCGTTCCGCTTCTATGGAAGACCGCTGTGGCGACGGTAAAACCAAAATGCAGCATATCTGCCACATTCTAAAAAATATGGTTTCCTATTTTAAGGAACACACAACTATTCGAGCTCACATCACTATTTGTACATTTGATGATGTGTGTGATACGATTCTTGAACGAGTCGTTATTACTGATAAAAATTTTAATAAAATTATTACTACCATCGACGGGATTCTACCAAGAGGAAGCACAAATATCGAGGCAGCAATTCAGCATATCAATCAGTGCTGTTCTACGATTCGCACCGAATTTCCTACGCATAACATTTGTAACGTTTTCATGACCGATGGTCAGGTGACAGCTGGGAACTCTGCTGTAGAAGTCATTTCGGGGCTAATTGACAGAACCATCGACAATACATTTATCGGGGTTGGACTCGAACACGACGGCACTCTTCTCAGCACTCTTGGCTCTGGACAAAATTGTAATTATTATTTCATCGACAAGTTAGAAAATTCGGGCTTTGTTTACGGAGAAATTATCCACGGAGTCATTTATAAAATGTTGACAAATGTTCGACTTACCGTTGAGTTCGGACTCATTTACGACTTTAAAAATAATAAATGGGTTACGTCCATTGATGTAGGAAATATTGTTGGCGAATCGGATAAAATTTATCATGTTGCCACACACGCACCCAACGCGTGTTTTGTTTCCGTATCGGGAAATAAACTAGACGGTAGCGTAATGGAACCTCTAGTTGCTGTAAAAAATGAGGGATGGATCTCACTTGAAAAATATGTTTATAGACAACGAACTCTTCAGCATTTATATAATATTAATGATTTTGTCAAAAGACAATATAATAATAATAATAACGTTCACCACGTGTTCGGAATATTGGAGCGACCTGCCACCGAACAACCTGTTATAGACGAACAAAAACAGCTTCGCGATACCCTTCACGCATTTATCGACGAAATGAAAATATATATGACTGTAAATGATCTTATGCTCGATAGCTTTATGAAAAACTTGTGCGACGATATTTATATTTGTTATAGAACATTCACAACTAGATATGCGGCTATGTATGCCGCAGCTAGACAGTCCTCTCAAGGAGCCCAGCGATGTTATACAGTTAACCATACCCCTCAGGATGACGCGGCAGAACAAGTATATAGGACTCCTCCAAGGCTCAATAGGAGAGGTCGCAACGGTATTCCTCCACCACCTGCGCTCACTAGATCAAACCCTCGCACCGCAGCATTGTTCGCATTTCCCGAACCCGAGAATGTGTTTGGTTTCGATAATGATGATGACATAATACATACAGTGGCTAGTTTCGATGATACACAGTCGCCTTACCGCACGCCTGGGACTGTAACACTTATGCGCGCACTTAGTAACGCACCTGGAAAAAAGGAGGATGATGATTTTGAATCACAGTGCGCCGATTATATGTAAAAAAAATAATATTAACAGTTAATCTTACTAATATAATTTGTAAATTTGTTTCTTTGTATATTTTTTATTGGTTTATTTGATTTTATTTATTTTTATTTGTTTTAGAATTCCGTAATGTAGCGCTGAGCGTCTGGTGGTAACTGAACCTTTGAGTTACGACCTATATTTATTGCCTGAAATTTCTCTGCCTTGGTCATTTTTTTACCGTGGCGTTCACGAAAACATACCGTCCCGTTATAATCCAGCTCTACAGATCCCAACGTAAATACCTCTCTACCGCCACCATTATCGCCATATCCCCAACGCTCACTACGGAGATATCGTCCCATATTTCTTAACGGGAAAGTCGTATAATAACGATCGTTCGGGTAAAAACCTTCGCGCCGTGTATATGACGCCGTTTCATACCACTTTTTTTGATCAAAGCTACCCAATCTAAATACTTGTACTTCTGTCATGGTTTAATATTCTATACTATTACTATTACACTTGTCTATGATCTCAATTTTTATTTTAATTAACGTTATTTATAGTATTGTTAATTTTTGTATTGTTATATTATTTTTGTTATTCAGTTGGGCGACCTTTTTTTTTAAGTTCTGATTGTAGCTGACTTAATATTGGGAACTCCTTGGGGTTTATGCTGTCAGTTAAAAATGATGGGATCGATTGTAACGGATTATCGTTTATATTCCATAAGTATTGCCAAACACCACTAATAAATGGCGATTCATTTTTCAGATTTAATTTAAATGGGCACGAGTAATCAGGTGTCTCGTTTATCGCCCCACAAGGGTTACATGGCCCGCTTAAAAAGGAAAATCCATGAATAACAGTTTCTAATTTATTATAATCTACGGGAGTTACGGTTGACGTTTGTTCACCATATATACCTCCGCGTCCTGTATATTTAGTTCTCTCCAATGACGCGCCATTCGGTTTGCTCATATTACACTTTATTACGTCTAAGGTATTGTCTTCTTTTAGTCCCGATGTATAAGGAAAATCACCAAACCCACTTGGTAACTCTTCTTGTGGATTACCAGACGGGTCCGCAACTAACACACCATTTAATAAAAATTTACCCTCCTTTGTTTGATAGGACAACACTCGTAAAATAGCCGCTTCATTGTAAATCCTTCTCACATATTCTACTGCGCTTCCCGAATATGTTCTTATAAATGGATTACTACGCACGGCCTCTCTATATAATTGGATTGTCCTTTCTGACCACGGCCACATTCCATTTTTCATAAAATAATCAAGCTCCTTCTGACTTGCCTGACTCTTCTGGATCAAATCTACATCAAAGATCGTGTTGCGATTTTCCGTATTTTGAAGTAATAAAAAATCGTTTGTAGAATCTTTGGACCATACAAACCCTTCCTTTTCGGATAATCGAGAGAATCTATAAAGGACTATAAAAATCAAACTCGTAACTATGCCAAAACGGATGTCATACGTTGTTATTAATAGTGCGCTTAACAGTAAGATTATATTTCCTAAAAGTGTGTTGAAGAGAGAAGTAAAGACACTCGGAATAAAGTATAGAACAAACCATATTAGTATGAGCAATGTTAACAAACCAAGAATCCGTATTTTATTTTCGTCGTCAAAGACATTTTTTATATTCTTACTGATATTCATATATTATTAAAGTATTAATATTTTTTATTTAATAATATACACCTTGAAACTATTGTTCCTTGATATTGTTTGATATTATTGCGCCATTATACCAATGAGTAGTAATGCGGTCGAGTTAAATATCTTGAATAAGAATCTACTTGACATGTCTCCGTCCATTTTGTAATACTCATACGCCATCATATATGACGCAAATGAATACAAAAGGAAGGCGCTGGGAACTATTTGCTTATTTTTTCTTAAATGAAATAGTTGGCTTAATATCGCAATGGTAATCAATACGCGTGAAATCATAGATAAATCCATCATCATCTATTATAATATTACAGCAGAAAAATAAATATTATTGGATCTTATATGTTTACTTGACTAGCGACCCGTAGAACCAAATCCACCCGCACCTCTCACTGTTTCCTCCCCTAGCGCCTCATTTGAGTTCACAACTTCCACTACAATTGGGACCAAGCCTGGCGCGCAAATCTGTAAATAACGGTCGTATTTCAAGCCTACATAATCCGAGTCCATATATTCCGCTCTATCATTCGGAATATTTACCACATCAAACATACCGATCAAATGTCCACGATACCCCGCATCTATAATACCCGTCGCATTTGCCAATCTGAGCCGCGTCTTTGAAAGAGACGACCTAGGATGCATATAATATCCGGTATTATAGTTCTTACCAGAATCCAAATACATTCTCGCAGAGCAGCATACCTTGAAATCTAACTTGTTTATAGGCGACACATCCGGCCAATTTGGACCGAAAAAATGGAGCACGGTTGACTGACCATCAATAAGCGGAGCGTATAAATCAAACCCTGCGTCAATATACGAGACATTATTTAATAAGCGTTCGTTATGGTTGTTCGCCGCACTATAATAGGTATCGCGTAAATTTACATCATCACAATCCACAAATAGTTTCAAAACCATCACCTTATCATATACGCTTAAAAGGCGACCCACTATAGCGCCCGTGTTGTTATTTGAAAAATGCGACATTTATTTATACTTTTATAGCGACAAATATATTTAAGCTGTTTATATTATTACTAATTTGCGTCTTGTTCTGCTTCAATCAAGTCGAGTGCCTTTAATCTATAATAAAACACGCGGCGCTTCATATTCAATTTCCGCTTTTCCGTATTCATATCATCCAATAGTTTTTTCACCTTGTCTTCAATATTATACGAGCATTCTTTACGCGCACTTACTATCAAGTCGTTCAGTTTATTTATCTCATCTTCGACCATTACAAATTTATTATTAAAACTCGTAAATTTATCGCGCATTTCGTCAACGATGGTGTGATAAGATTTTGTCGGCATCTCGTCAAATGCCATTATTTCCTCTATAGTCGCGGTTTCTAACTCCTTTGCCGTTCCCGAAAACCCCTTATAATAATATCTTAGGGTCCATTTGTTGAAATCTAACATGACCACGTTTCCATTGTCGTCGGGGTGATTTACAATGTATCCTGCTTCCAATACATTTATAAAACTTCCTTGACAATATTCAAGGAGAGAATACCATGTTATTATTTCTTCGTTTGTAGCCAAGTCCGTAAATATTCGGTATTTTTCAATATCCGCGCGTTTCGGTGGCGACTTGGGAACGTTTTTGATTTTTTCAAATGCATCTATCACTAATTCTTTACTTCCATAATGCTTCATTATAACATACATCTCTCTTACTAGAATCTGCCAGAGCAAATCCGCGTCATGACTTACCCGCATCATACGCTTCTTTTTTCCGATTATATATCCAAATACACCTTGTTCGCTCATATTAAATATAATTAATATACTATATTTAATTTATTTTTTTTCTAAAATACTTACTTGTTATTGGTTATTGGGTTTATATCGGGGAAGTTTGTGGACGGATTCCAAGACCCGTTGGTGTGCACGGGGGCATCTGTGTATACCATTTCGGGGGAGTCAAGTAAACATTCGCCGTGCCACACGAACTACCAACACTTGTCATGCTTATGCCTCCCGTCTTTATACCTGTACCCGTTTGAACCGCGAAAGGAAACGGCTTTTGCGGGCCCACCGGATTATTACATCCTCTCGTAAGGAACAAGTTATATTGACCATAAGAAACCGGTTGGCTTAAAACCTTGGTATACGGACCATTTCGCGCCATGTCATTATACTTGAATCGCGCAGTAGAACGACCAGGAGTGCATAATGTAGGGCCTGATTTCACAATATGTCCCTCATAAAGTCCAACAGTATTCACTCTCAAATTACACGTATTCGCCGCCGCCTTGTTCTGAATATATAACATTTGACTCGCCGTATCTGTTTGGTTACCCGTATAATTCGGTTGAACCCAGTAGTTCGGGTATTTACCATAATAGGCCCATCTATATTTCTTATCCAACATACCATGAGTCGATAAGACGGACGGCTTGATATATAAGTGTTGGGTTCCCATCGTGTCCACAATACGGGAATTTAGGAGCGGCTGAACAACCGGCGATTTATTATTCGCAGGCTGAACGGCGCCTGTAGATTGAATACCATCTACAATACTTCCGACCAATGTCGCCGACGGATACCTACCAGAAGTGCCACCAAAACCTATCGGCTCCGTTCCTCTATAAGGTGTGCCGGATTTTGACATTTTCATATCGCGACCCACACCACCAATATTTCTATGTCCGCCGTTGATGGAAAACCCAACCGGACCCGCGTGATCTATGGCCATTTGAAGACCGTGTGTTGAGTGACCGAACGGACCTTGTGGTAGCCAAACACCGCCCGGACCTTTTCCTGAACGTTTGGAACCATAATTAATTACTGATTTTCTTTTAAAAGCGGTTAATGACATGTTATAACATATTGTGAGATTAATTTATTTGTTCTTTCTCGTTTTACTTGATTTTTTGCTTTGTTTACTTGATCTTGGTTTAGGTAAGACCGGATATTTATGACTCACGAAACAAATTGCCGTAAATACTGAGCCGTGTTCCTCCTTTACATCTAAATTCTCATATTCAAATACCGACCCCGGATGTATTTTATACCCAGTGTCCGTTATAATATCCTCATACATCTTGGTTTCCCCTTTAATGTTACCATATCCCCTTCGTTGGATCATGCCTTTAATAGAAGAAGCTAAAGAATCCTCTGCCTCCTTTCTTGTGCCTGAACCGGAATACTCACACGCAAAACCACCTAGATATTTACCGTTAGGGTCTGTTATTTCGGTTGTCATTATCGCGGCGCTTATTTTTGACCCACGCTTACCGTTTGATTGCGCCTTTATGCATTCAAGAACCTCACCCCACGTGATTCTTTTTAATCCTTCTTCTCTCGAAATTTGTTTTGCGTCTTTTGGAATTACGCTCGTGTATTCGATAACATTTGCGTTTTCTATACCGGCTACATTCAAGGCGGCATCATACGACCCCGTTTCATATGGTAAACCCGCTGACCCCGCGTTCGATTCTCCCTTGCCTTTTGTTATAAAATATTCATATGGAATACGATTCCCTAAAACCTGCATTATATATTATATCTATATTATTTACAATGTCTTTTCTTTATATAAAAAGTATACTCCTTTTTCTAGGATCATCTACCAAACATCTCGAGAGAAGCCAATATAATTTGGTGCCATTTATAGAATGATTATGTAAGTATGTTAGTATCGTCTTGGGATTTTTGCTAGTTAAATACTCTTGATAATACTCGCTCTCTGGACCTAATAAAACGTGTGCTATCAAACACGCGAGACTAAAATAAACCGTCTTATAATGAACATAGGATGGGAGCTCTTTTACTCGAAATAGCTCCGGAGATACGAAAAAATCGGATGGACTGAATGGATAAGTTAATTGAAACATTTCACTTTCTAATTCTACTACCCATTCGCTGCCAATAAATGCGGACTTTTTGCCGTTTATGAGGATTATATTTTCTGGGGCGTATCCTATTATTGTGTGGGATTCGGCTGCGATTAAGTAATTTAGCTGTGTGGCGAGGGAGCTGGTCATTTGGATTGCAAATTGTGTTTTGCTTGTGTTGTTTTTATTTTCTAGATTTTGTTTCAATGATGTTACCGTATTTGCTCTGAATTGAAGGGTCTTATAATCGTCTGTTGCTGTGCCGCCTTGAATTATTTTTGTCTTTATTAGGGAGTTTATTATGGCGCGACACGGATACGCAAAATTGATCTTGAATATTCCCTTATGGGGTCCTTCTACTATGTTGACAAAATCACTCGCATATACGCTGTTTATTGAATTGTTTTTATTGTTTGTATTATTGGGGTCCATTTTTATAATTATATTATTATTCATTGATTTCGTTTTAGATACTTTTCTTCTTCTTGTTTATTATTTTGTAGAAAAAAAGAAAAAAGAACCTTTCGGTGCTTTTTATTTTGTTTTTTATTTTTGTTTATTGGATTATTTTTTCTATTTTATTTTGTTTTTATTTTATTTTTTGTTTGTTTTGTTTTCTGAAATCTCCCCTGGTTCCAAATCAGTCTTTAAGTTTAGTCTTGGGGGCGAGCAATCTGGGGTTCGCGGACTAAATTGCTTTGGTTCTTGCTTCTTTGGTTCTTGCTTCTTAGGTTTGTCTTCGTCTGAATCAAACATCATACTCACTTTCTTTTCTACTGGGGCGGAGGGACGGCGATGACTGTGATGATTAGTTGTTTGCTCACGATAGGCGGAAACCTTCCAAAACCACGGATCGTCATAAATTATCTTGATATCCTTACCATTTATCAAGCGCTCGCGGGCTATATTGGCGTTCTCGTTTGTATTCCACTTGTTGAAATGAATAAAGACGCGATTGAAGGATTTGTCTTTATCTGGCGACTTGTTACTCACAACATCTACGCGCGCAATATCACCTAGATTTAGCTCTGCGAGAATACGACGAATACGGGCCTCATTAATGTTGCTGAATACGCGGGGAATACACAGGCTGGGAACATTGAGTGGCAGAGTTCTAAAATCGATTTGAGCTGACATATTATTATTATTGATTTAGTTAAACTGTTTAGGGTCTTTGTGACTATACATTCTCTTTGTACGTTGAAATTTATTTCATTTTTTTTTATTTTGGTGGCTTTTTTTGTTACTAAAATTTTATAACCTTTTCGTTTATAGTTTTTACTTGGTCGTTTTTCAGTTTACGGAAAGTAAGTTTAATTTTAGCAAAATTTATGTTAGATATTTTATATAACATGAGTGCAGACGCATACGCGAAACTTGTTGCGCATAATAATAGCACAATCCAGCAATTTAAGTCTTATAAGGAGGCGCAGGAAAGGGCGTTGACAGATGCGTATGGCCGTTTGTCCGCATTAAAGGAGTTTTGCGCGAAGGAGAGAGAGGAGATGCGTGACGCATTTGAGAAGGAGAAGCAGGCTTTACTATTGGAGCGAGAAAAACAGGTTTTGGCATTTGAGCGAGAGAAGAAGGAATTGCGTGACGGATTTGAGAAGGAAAAGCGGGAATTGCGTTACGGATTTGAGAAGGAAAAGCGGGAATTGCGTGACGGATTTGAGAAGGAAAAGCGTGCGAATTTAGAAAAAGATAGACAGTCGGCTTTGGCCTTGGAAAAACAGTCGGCTTTGGCCTTGGAAAAACAGTCGG